TTTTTTACCTTAGCACCAACCCCCAAACCGGCTGACCGGTGGTGTGCCCCGAGGGGGTGTGCGCTAATAGTAGTTATCCCGCTTACGGTGAACTGTCATTCCCACTTTTTTAAGATATTGCTGGGGAAACGGGACGGATCCTGTGCAACTCGGAAAAGCGTTTACCAGTTCCGACTGATTGGATCACGTCAAACTCGCCCTCTTTTTTGTGGTATCAAAAACCTATGTAAAAACGCTATCAAGTGAGTGACGTGTTGAGTGCCGCCGGCGACGCCGCATTTATCGCACTGGTGTGAGTCCTCCGCGGCTTGGGAGCTACTGATAAAAACAAAGGTCCCGGCCTCACCGACTACTTAGAGCGCCATCCACCCGGCTTGTTTCAGCAGCTTATCTCAGCTGCGCGACTATCAGAACAATGATCCCGCCCCTTCAATCGCACAGGACGGCTGCCCGTGAAGTCTAGATATCGCCATCGGGGCTTCCGATTGTTCGGCGGGTCAATTCCACCAGTGGGATCAAGTCACGCACTGGGCACGGGCTACTCAACCCAGCTCTAACCTGGGTACACCGGAGATAGTCATAGAAGCATTATCGGGGGTTGCCCATAGTTCCGCGGTCTGTGCGGTACTTCTATCTCTTCCGGTGGGTAGCTATCCAGCTCCCTTCGGTGCCCGAGGGCACGTGACAAGTGTAGCACAAGATCTGCGCCGGCGTGACATACAAAAGCGAAACCCCGACCGGGAAGGGGGACCGGCCGGGGCTCGCCGTATGGGGCAAGAGATGTACGGGATATCCGTACGTGTACATCATACACGCTAGTATGGTCAACGTGACAGTAATTGCGGCATACGTAAATAAAAATTCTTACGCCATTGGCGGCGACCGGGGGATCTACGACGCCGACACCGATCTCTTGCAGCTGTCGGCACAGGCTAAGATCTGGAGCTACAACGACTCACTCTTTGGGGCGTGTGGATCGCCGCGGGCAATTACGGTCGGCCGTGAGATCCGGCAAAGCAATCCGTACCAGTTTGCCGAGATCATGTGCAGTGAGAACATCGAGGGCGACTGGCAGGTGTTGATCGCCCGCCGCGATGGAGTGTGGTACGTCGATAGTGATCAGACGGTGGTGAACTACGCTGACCCCTACGGTGCCATTGGATCCGGCGAAGCAGTTGCACTCGGCGCGCTGGCCGTATATAATGATTCCATCATGGGCGCACAGGTCTTGCAATCGTCGGCTCGATCGGCCGTCAACTACGCCCTCCTCGCCGCTTCAAAGCACACAGCTAGCTGTGTGCCTCCTCACAACGTAATCTGTCAATACATATAAAATTTTTTTGGATGCAAGCTAACCACCTTCACTCTTGGAACCTTTTGGTTGTGAACGCCCCTAAAACATGGGTGTATTGCAACTGTGGAAAGAAGTTCCCGATGCCCGCAGAAGCCACCGGTACTCGATACACTGGACCTGTACCGAAGGAGTTCCAGTGAGTGATCACACGTCAGTTAACATGCTGTGCGCGACATGCAACGAGTTGTGGCCGTGCCCGGCAAAAAGGGAAGAGGTAATTAACATGCTCGTTGGAGCGCATGGTTTGTACAAGGACTTTGCGGATGTTACAAACGTCCCGAAGGAAGTTCAGTTAGCCTGGAAGGCGTACACTAACTCCCTTGTCAAGCACTACAAGATCACTTACACGAATGGCCAATGGCGAATGGAGCTCATCAATGAATAAATTTACGTCCCACATGGGATCACTGTTTGCGTACTTGACGGCGCTGATCGCCGTAGTGCACCCTGGCTTCGAGATGAACTCGGCTGCCCAGGTTATTGTTGCCGTAGTAGCACTTCTGCTCGGCAGCGTCATGCACTTGAACATTCACAAGTACGCTCTTCTTGCCCAGCAGATCACCAAGGCTGAATAATGTCGCTAGCCGACAGAATGGCCGACGAGCTCAAGGCGTTTCTCGAAGAGAAGATTCCCAAGTTTCTGATCGAAGTCTCTGAGGAGTACGGAGGAAATAGCCCTTGGGAAATGCCGATCGTTGAAGACTTTGTTGTTGTGCTAGCAGTCAAGGACTACAAGGACGGCGACGGCTCTGTGTTCTCCTTTGTGTCCAAGGACACGCCTAGTTATCGAGTGCGAGGGCTACTGCACGAAGCGTTGGACTAATGGCTGTCACCCCGGTCCAACGTAAAAAGTACTTCGAGGCCCGCGCCGCGGGCGCTTCCATTGCTGAGGCGGCACGTAAGGCGCGGTTCTCGGAGTCCACCGGGCACCGTATTGAGAAGTCAGCCAAGCAGCTGACTGATACTAGCGACATTGACTCTTCGGCTCGCAACTATCGTGAGCTCAAGATCGAGGCGAAACTCGAAGGCCCCAAGCCGTATGATCGCTTAGGACCTGAGGCCAAACGTGCCCTAGAGGATTTTGATTACTTCCGCCGCCGGTACTTTGGTCGCATTAGTACTCCATGGCAGACTGAGGCCGGCGTTGCGTTGGTTAAGTTGCTGGAATCCGAGGAGAAGGAGTATGTCGTAATGAACATGCCTCCCGGATCCGGAAAGACCACGCTGCTACACGATCTGATGTGCTGGATCATTTGCCGCAACCGTGCGGTTCGTTTGATCACCGGATCGGTGACTATGACGCTGGCCAAGCGCAACCTCATGCGCGTGCGACGTTCGCTAGAGCGTGTGGTGCCGGAATTGGCCGACGAGGCGTTGTTGTCGCGTGGACTAGCGGTTGACGCTGAGTCAACTCTGGCTCACGACTTTGGCCGGTTTAAACCTCTCGACAAAGAACTGTGGACCAACGAAGCGTTCATCGTAATGCAACAGGAAGAGTTCGGTGCGATCTCCGAAAAGGAGCCGACGCTGTCAGCGTACGGTATGGACTCTGGTTTTATTGGTGGTCGTTTCGACGGCTGTTTCTGGGACGACCTTGTAGATCCCCGCAGAACACGCTCGGCCGACATGAAAGAGCAGATGCAGGACTGGTACCAAGACGTAGCTGAATCACGTCTTGAACCTTCTGGTATGATGGCTCTTATCGGTCAGCGGCTTGCAGCTGACGATCTCTACCGTTTTGCTCTTGACATGGAGCAGCCTTTAGACGACGAAGAGGACATGCTGGACTCCGGCATGACCGAAGAAGAAGTCGCGGCCCTGCGTAGTGACAAGAAGTACAAGCACCTGATCTACAAGGCCCACTATGAAGAAAAATGCGACGGTTCGCAGCATAACCGAAATTCTGCCCCATACCCTGTCGGGTGTCTCTTGGACCCTCGGCGTCTTAGCTGGAGAGATATTTCTAACCTCATGGCTAACCGAGGTGAGAGATTCGCAGTCGTCTATCAGCAGGAAGATCTAGACCCCTCAGAAGTACTGGTCCGCGCCGAGTGGGTGTGGGGTAGTTCTGAGCACCCCGGTTGCATTGACAAGGACCGTGATCGCTGGGATATTCCGCGAGGGCTGAGCGCCAGAGACTGCTTGGTGATCGCTACTGCTGACCCGAGCCCCACAAACTTTTGGTCGATCCAATGCTGGTTGTACCACCCAGAATCTGGGCAACGGTTCTTACTCGATCTGATCCGCCAGAAAATGGAAGCGTCGGCCTTCCTGGACTACAACATTAACAATGGCATGTACACCGGGATTATGGAGGATTGGCAGCGGCTCAGCGAGTCGTTAGGGTTCCCGATCCAATACTGGATCGTTGAGTCCAACGCCGCCCAGCGGTTTATGTTGCAATACGATTACGTCAAGCAGTGGCGTGCAATGCGCAATGTTGAGATCATTCCTCACAACACAAACGCCGTTAATAAGACCGACGAGGTGCTGGGTGTGACTGTGTTACAAAGCCATTACAGGTTCGGTCGTGTAAGATTACCTGGTAGGGGCGAGGGTAAAACTTGCTCGATGAAGCTTATTGACGAGGTAACGAAGTATCCGAACGGCACCCGTACGGACGACTGCGTTATGGCGCAATGGTTTCTTGAGTGGAACCTCCCGAACCTCTATTTGCCTAAGACTGGCGTTGGGCATACCTGGCGCCCGACTTGGGTAAAGCAGGCACGTCTAAATTCTAACTTGAGGTTATAGTGGCCCTTTCCTACGACAACAACGAGGCTGCCAGCCAGATTGTCGTTATTTATCAGGGACGCCGGCGCGACCGGGGAGCCCTGTTTGGTCGGATGGACGAGATCCGACGCCATTACAACGGTGACATTATTGTTCCGCTGCCAGAGCTGGACGACATGGAAAAGCCGGCGATCCCCAACTTGATTGCTCAGGGCATTGACCAGTTCGCCATGCGTGTAGCATCGGTGATACCAGACATTTCTTACATGCCTGTTCGCCCTGGTATTCAGACCAGCGAGAACAAGGCTCGTGACCGCCGACTGGCTAACGTCGGTTGGTGGGACATGAACAAGATGGGAACCAAGATTCGTCGCCGTTCCCGCCACCTGACCGCCTACGGCATGACGATTGTATCGTTGTCGCCTGTATCGGTTGACGACACGGACAAGCGGGAGATCCCGCACTGGCGTGTACGCAACCCACTATCTGCTTACCCGGCACCGATGATCGATCCGGACTCAATGGAGCCAAGCGACTGCTTGTTCGTTGACCGTCGCCCGCTGGGCTGGATCAAGCAGAACTACCCACGTCAGGCTTCGATCCTGTACCGTGGTGACAAGTCGGACACCGACATGTTTGAGATCCTGGAGTACCAAGATGCGATTGAAACTGTACTGGTTGCTGTTGGCGCTGAGAAGCCCAAGGCTACTTCCTACGGTGCTCCGGAGACTGGTCGCGGGACCGCCCCGCACATTATCCTCGAACGAATCCCCAACCGAGCAGAAATCTGCCCAGTAGTAGTAGCCGGCCGTATTACCCTTGACCGGCTTCAGGGCCAGTTCGACCAGATGCTGGGAATGTACCAGCGCCAGGCCAAGCTGGATGCCCTCGATATGATTGCCAGTTTCCGCAACGTCTTCCCCGATGAGTGGATTGTTAGCACGTCTAACAGTCCAACCAGCCCACGCATTGTCCAGGAAGCCGACGGTAAAGCTGGCATCAGAGGAATCGTGGATAAGGGCCAGGTGCAGATTACGCACCTGCAACCCGGATCTACGACTAATGATGCGCTGGACCGACTCGAGCGAGCTCAGCGCGTCACCGCTAGTTTGCCAGCCGAGTTTGGCGGCGAATCGCCTACTAACGTTCGCACCGCTCGTCGTGGCTCTATGGTTATGTCGAACGCTATCGACATGCCCATTCAGGAATACCAGGAGATCCTGGCGTGCTCGCTTGAGCAAGAGAACCGTCGTGCCGTCAAGATCATGAAGGCTTACTACGGCAACAAGCCAAGTATGTTCTTCATGGGATCAGACGGTAACGTGGTGCGTCCGGACTACACGCCCAACGAAGCGTTCGAAACAGACCTGTCCTACGTCAAGTACTCCATGCCCGGAGCCGACGTTAATGGTATGGTTATTGCTATCGGACAGCGTGTTGGTACTGGAATTATGTCAACTCAGACGGCACGCGAGATGGACCCTGCCATTGAAGATCCGATCCGTGAGCGTGACCAAGTTGAAGTAGAGTCGCTGCGCCGTGCGCTATTAGCCGGCATGGAAGCTCAAGCTCAACAAGGAACGCTGGACCCCTCGATCATTGCTCGTATTGCTGTGGCCAAGGCTGAGCGTCACGTTACGCTCGAAGCCGCTGTGCAAAAGGTCCACGAAGAAATGCAAGAGGAACAAGCTGCGCAGGCAAATACACCGCCAATGCAGCCGGGGCAGATCACACCAGAATCACAACCTGGTCTTGCGGCTAGCCCAGAGAACCCACCGTCAGCAATGGCAATCGGTGAACCACCTGAGCCAGAGGCAAACCTGAGCCAATTACTTGCTAACTTGCGTCGTCCGGCTCGCTTTAGTGCAGCAGAACGTGCGTTAACACCCGGAGGTTAATAGATGCCACGTGGACGTGGGGGTGCTCGATCCGGCACTCCAGGAACTGCTTACGGTAATCGTACCGATCTCAACGCCAAGATGCCGGTACAAACGGCAACCAACCAGGCGTACGGTTTAGCTGCTCAGCAACGTGCAGCACAACGAGCAATTCCAGTTGCCGCGCAACCAGTGCAAGGTGCCGTCCCGGACATGGGTCCGCAGGTTGCCACTGCTCCTGCTGCTCCTGCTCCTGTGCAATCTCCGATGTTCGCACAACAATCTCCAATGGCCGGCGTCATGCCAGGCGATCTCAAATTCATGGAGCCTAGCGAATACCCGGATGAACCGGTCACCGTAGGTTCGCCGTATGGCCCAGGCCCCGGACCAGAAGCGTTAAATGGCCCAATGCGCAGCAGCCTTGCAGAAACTCTCATGATGGCTGCTTCTCAGCCAGGCGCTGATCCCTACCTACTCGATGTTGCCCACGCTGCTCAAGTCCTAGGTTACTAATGGCTGAGATCAACCCATACGACCGTGGTTGGTCAACGCAACAAGCCTCCGACACCAACAAGCAGTACAACGAGGCTATCCGCACGTTAGCAACGGGGGCGCCAGAGTTACGCAAAGACCCAATTACGATTGCGTCTTTAGCCGGCGCCAATGGGCTTGATCCCAAAGAGGTAGTTAAGCAGATCCGTGTTGCAAAGATAAAGGCAGCGCACCAACGCTCGCTATGGGGCAACATTAGCCATTTTCTGTTTGACCCTTCTCAAAGCGTTCAACGAACGGTTGATCAGCTTGATCCGTTCAAAGCATCGAACTATGTTGACGCATGGCACACTGGCGTTAACTTTGCTAATCACGCCGGTCAAAGTATTTGGGATCTTGGTGCCTCAACCGTCAAGGGTGTTGCTGGTTGGTTTGGGCAGTTTGCTCACCCAAGCCAATTGCTTAGCAATACGGCAATTGCTCCAGGTCACTTGAGGGGCATGGGCCCTGATTGGCTTAAGGTGTTCGAAACGCCCTTTCTTCAAGGCGCAACCATGGCCGGCGACGTTGCTCAATGGCCGGCCAATACTCTTGGTTACTACGCTTCAAAGATTCGTTCCGAAGGGTATGGAGCCGCTCTTGGAGATGCCTTTGCTCCTTTGTTGTTAGCGTTTGCTACCGACGGGATTATGAGCCGTGCCGTTGGTCGCACCGTGAGCGCGAGCGAAGCCGCCGACATGAACACACTGCTGTACGCAGACCGCATTAACCAACAGATTGCCGCTGACCGAGAGTTTGTACAAGGCGCCAAAGACTGGGCCAGCATGAGCAACGATGACATGCACAAGATTTCGCTGGCGCAAAACCGTCTGCGCATTTTGTCGCCGCAAACTATTGACCATGAAATTATGGAGCGGTTTGGTCGGAGCAAGAGCGCATTTGACCAGCATATTTACAACCAGCTCAAAGAGCGGTACGGCAGCCACATTTTTACCCAGGCCGACATTGAACGTCTGGCTATGAGCAA